CCTAATTGTGCTAGCTGAGCTTGTTGAGCTGGTCCTAATTGACCAATCTGAGCCTGAGAGGGATCATAACCAGACATTGACATATCTGGGGTATTCATACCAGCGTACACATTTTGCAAATCAAAAGAATCCTGTCTGTTTCTTGCCATGTTTAAACCTGCAGTAGCCTGCTTTTGTTCTTGTCTTCTTTTTCTACCCCCAAAAAGTGATGCTACACCTTTTACTATATCTCCCATTAGTATTTTAGTATTAATTCATAAGACGGAGTTTCATCGCAATAATAATCCGCTTTTTTATATTTTTCTAATAATCTACCTGGTTTTGCCCATGCAAATGCATATTTATAACCTAAGTCTTCAGCAAAATCAGTTGTAAAATCTACTAAGAGTTGCAATGCATCACTTCTGTCGGTATCACGATAAGATCTATCACTTACTACAACAGCTGGAATTGCCATCTTACTATTTGTCATCCATAGCCACATAGCTGCAATAGGGTCGTTTCCTTTGCAAACCATAAAGCCGCCTAGTCCTTCACGTTTTTTTTCTTGTTCATCACCCACTTGAAATGCTCCGGGTAAAAAGTCACGAGGGAAGCCTTCAGAACCATAAGCTTCCCACCAACTTGGTATTAAATCCCAATCGGATTCTTGTAATTTTCTAACTTGTAATTTCATATAATTTAATTCGATGAATTGACCGCTTCTGAATTTAGTGCAAACAACTCTTTTTTTGTGCCTGCATTTTCAACAGGTAAAACTAATTTTATAATAGCAAAAGCTCCTTTTATGCCTGATATTAACTCTTTGCCATCTTCTACTATAGCTCCGTTTTCAACCTTATATTTAGTTTGTTCAGAAACTATAGGCGTAAAATACTTACCTTCTTTTTCTTCAAAAGGAAATTTTATTATATCTGCCATGCTATCCTGCTTGATTAATAGTTATTACTTGATTAGGAATATTAGCGGATACTCTTGTATTAGTTGTTGCTAATGTAATTGTTCCGGTTCTTGATGAACCTGTTGTGTTCTCAGTGGCTCCTATTGTAAAAGAATTGCCAGGCGTTAGCGCAGCGGTTCCATTTACTCCGTTTAATAATATCCAATTGTCACTAGGGCTTGCTGAACCATTTACATTCCAAGTGCCTGATATTACTGCACTATCTCCTGCTTGATTAATTGCTTGAGGAGTCGTCGTTGTTCCTAAAGTTGCAGTAGCTGCTCCTGTTACGGTAATTGTAGGTGTAGCAGTAGTATCACCAGTTAGCTCTGGCACAACTACAGTTATTGTAAGCTGGCCGTCGTTATTACTTAACACACTACTTATACTAGTATTTGCAGGATAACCCACTCCACTATCTGTATAGCTAGAGGTAGTTAATACTTCAGTAGCTAAGCATGTGTAAGTAATAGTCACTGTTCTTGAAGCCGCTGCTTCAAAAGGAGAATTATAATAAGCTATTCCTACAGCCGTGCCATTAGGTGTTGCTATAACCCCTGGTAATGCAACATTACCTTGTTCCCAAGTTAATGTATATTTAAGTGTTGCTGTTCCGTTTATTGTTATAGTTCCTGCGGTAGCTTCTGTTGGCACAGTTACAGGAAGAGTATAAACAACATTATCCCCGTCTCTAGCATTGGTAAGAGTACCTGGATTTGTTATTGCAGGCATTCCTGAGATATTAACAGTAATATTAGCAGGATCTATATAGTAATTTGTAAATGCTGCAGTAGAAAAAACAACATTATTACTTCCACTATTATTAAATATTTGAGATGCTGGAGTTATTGCAGAAAAAGCAACAGTATCTATGGTGTTAACCGTTAATAAAGCCACGGTAAATGCTAAACTAGCACCAGTACCTGATATATTTAAAGTTTGAACAGTATTTGAAGTTCCTACAGTATGCTGAACTAAAAAAACTAATTTTCCTTCAGTTATAGATTGAGGGTTTGTTACAGTTAAGCTGCTTCCAGCAGCAGTAGTTAAAACAATATCGTTAATATTCTTAAATTCAAATTGAGAATTTAAAGGTTCAACAAATACCGCCCAAGAAATACCTTCATTTTCTTTTGCAATTACTGTATTAGCACCGTTAAAAACAGAATTATCTGCGGCGCCTGATAGTTGCAACGTTGTAGAAAAAGAAGTTGCTGTTTGAGGAATATCCCCTGAATTTCCTATATCTGTTTGAATATATTCAACTCCCCAGCCTTGATCACCTTCATAACTTAAAGCATTATACTGTTTTATTAAAGATGGGGCATCATTAAATATTGGAACTACATAAGATTTTTGAGTTCCAGAATTATAAAAATTATTATGTGTTACATTTTCCGTATGATGTTCCCATAATGTTCCGCCATTAAAAGTGTAATAATAATTATTTAATGAAATACCGCCTTCTTGCTTAAAACCTTTAAAGCTGGTCCATCCGTTAGATCTATCATCAAAAGACAACGTTAAGTATCCATTGCTAGCTGTTTCAGTATTTGTATCCTCATTGCTATCAAACCCTTGCCCAATAATAGTTAGCTCGTAACAGCGATTGTATTCATCAAAAGATCCAATTATTTGTGTAGATTGTTTTAAAGCATCTCTAAAAAAATCTCCCATACCTAGCCTAGCTATTTCAGTAATCCCGTTTTGAGATAACCTTAATACAGTTCCACGGTTTTTATCGGTAAAATATTTTGCAAAACCATAACTAGCAAAGGACTGAGGATCTTGTGATATTCCAAATTCACCAGCATAAGCAGCTACAGTACCTAAAAATTGAGTATTACTTGTTACGGGTACAGCACCGCCCTCTGCAGAATATATAAAGTTTTTATTTACAGGAGATCTAGAAACTTTGTCTTCTTGAAATATTACGACCTGAGTATCGTCAACAAATAATTTTTGTATAGAACCATCTAATGGATCTAATGAGATTGTTAAACCACCCTCAGACTCGTTAAATTGATTTATATAGTTAATACCTGTTCTAGAGTTTAAAAGCCCACTAGAATGTATTAATGTGTTTCTTCTTCTTTCTTGTGTAAAATTTTCTTGTACAACAAAAGCTCGAACGCCTATATCAAAAAAGGGCTCATTGAAACCAGCACGTATTCTGTTTATTTCAATGTGATTACCTGATGTAAAAGTTAACAGTATACAATTAAAAAAAGAAATATCTATTGTAGTAGCTGGAATTTCTGATACTAAACCACCAGTTGAAGTTTCGTAAAATATATCTAGCTCAGAAGATGTTGGCTCAGTTTCAAAAACACAAAGCCCACTAGTTACTGAAGCACCAGAATTATTAATTGTTGTTACTAATGCATCACCTGATGGGTTTGCAATAGACTGTACTTTAGTTAAATTAGCGTATGGCTTTGTATATACATTGCCTCCAGATAAAAATTTAGGATATACAGAAATATCGCAAGGCGATATTGTTGGAGATGTACTTGGCGGAATAGTTGCCGTTTGATCTCTGGGTATTTTATTTATGCTACCACCAAAACGATTAACAGTGTTGGCGGAATCTATTGTAGAAATCCAATTGTAATATTCTTGTTCTCTTTGTTTTACAACAACTCTATATGAATATGCCCAAGAGGGTATTTGCGTAGTATCTGTAAAAGTGATACGTAGAGCATTGAATGCTGTTGTAGATGCTGCATCTCCATTTCCTGGATCTATAAAAACAGTATCTGTACCAGAGCTTGATAATATAACAGGTGATTGTCTTCCAAACTTATCTGCTAAAACAATACCCGCTTGGTAAGTTCTTCTTGACTTAACTGATTGGTTTTCTAATATATTATTTCTAGCTGAGGTTTCACCTGTTCTAGATATTGTAAAAGCAATATCGGGTATATCATAATTTTGCAAAAAATTACCATATACCAATCTACCACCAGCTACTTCCTGTGCTTTTGCCTTTATAGGCACGGCATCATAAACTCTTGTGAGTTGGTCTCCTGGTAATGTTCTAAACGGGTCGGTAGATGAATATGTAAAGTTTACAAAAGGCTCAGTTGTAATGTCTTGATCATCAACAACATATAATGTTCCTGAGCCAGACTCTTTATATATTAGCTCAACATTTTTTATTCCGTAACCCGTAGGTGTTGGTATTTGAAGTTGAACTTGATTAATTGCATTAACAAATGTTTCAATTTCGCCAAAATTAGATAACGAAGTACTTATGCTGTCTGTTTCATTTAGTCTTGAAAAAACTATAGGGCTAAATGGAGCTAAGGTGCTATACTCGTTATCATCAAATTGCCATCTATAAGAAAATCTAATTAGCTTGTCTTCCATAAATGTAGAAGATATATTAGATTCTCTTGTTGCGGATACTAAAATTGGCGACTCATAAGGCGCAAACTTTGCAACTGATATTAAATTATTAATATCATTAGCCGCTGTATAATAAGACGTGTTGTTTCTAGCGGTTACTACATTTATTTTTCTAGGATAATTTCTATTGTCCGTCCAAAATAATAAATCATCTACAATGTTTATACCTGTTATTGGATAGCTTTGATGTAGATTAAGTTGAGTAGAAACAACTAGCGCAGTAGTTTGCTTTGTTTTTTGATTATATTCAAATAAACCATGCTGCCCAGTATTTGTTTCGTTATAAGAAGAGTTGCTTGTTACAAAAAAATATATTTTTTCTGTACCTGTATCGCTTATATATCCAATACATTTACCATTAGCTAAATTGCTTTGAGAAACAGCTTCATTACCTAATAAGTTTTCAATAGAACCAACATCCGAACTTTCAGATTGCCCAACAGTAATATTAAAACCTTCCCGGTATTCTCCAGGAGGCACTAGTCTGTCGTCCAAATCGCGGTTCATTTTACCAACGTTGAACGTTCTTTTAATTTCTGGCATACAATTTTATTAGTGTTTAATCCACTTTGCTTTATTACGTAATATTTGAGCCATTTCAGTAGACTTCATATTAGATAATCTTATTTTTGCATTTCGCATTTTAGAAGAAGCTTCTTTTTTGTAAAGCCCCGCAGCGCCCGCGGCAGAGCCTCTAAGCTTAGCTAAATTATAAAGCATTGAAGCATATACAGCGTCTTCTGCTAATTTAGGAACGTATACATTATCAAAATTACCATTATCACCTAAACCGTCAGATATATATGTAAAAGTTATAAACGTGCCTTCTTTAAAAGCAGCATCAAAATAAACTTTTCCAGCTTCCGTATCTAAAACAAAAGTGCCATTTATATTTTGGTATTCAGGAGTTGATCCGTATCTTCTTCCGTAATACAAATAATCATCAGTATCAAAATAGCCGTTATAATAATCTTGAGTTTGTTGAACGTCCATTAATCTTTCAGCTGATTGATATTTTTCAATAGTTTCAGATATTTCTTTAAAAACTATATTACCCTCTTGATCGTATATATATTTGTAATCTTGATCTTGTGCAACTGATTTGTTTGCTGTAGTTGTTCTGCTTGGCAGTATAGGTTTCATTACACCGTTAGCATCAGTATATTCAATCCTAACATAATTAACGTAGTCAGATGGTAAAGAAATGCTTTTAGTTGGGCTTAATTCTATTTCTATAGATTTTTCAGAATGTAAAACATCATAGCTAAATTCTTGAACAGACCTCTGTGCCCAAAAAGCAACTTCATATCTAGGAACCTTTGTTAAAACTTTACCATCACCTACATAGGCAATCATAAAGTTATTAATTATATCATTTAAATTTGTTCTACTATAGTATCCCGGTATAGCTAATCCTGTTCCGCCATCTAAAGCAGAATAATTATTTACATCTAAAGGTTTTCTCGATATTGCCATTATTGTTCAGTTGCTGCTATTTGTTGTTCTTTACCTTGTCCAAATCCCGCTATATCAGCTTGTTTTATAACTACTCCTGCGTATGTTAAAATTTTAACAACTAAATCATATTCTTCTGAAGTATGTAGCTCAAAATTATAAGACTTGGCGGATGCACTATAACTATCCGTAGCTGGATCAAATACGGCTGGATCATAAATAGGCTTGTTAGGTACACCCGCTGCTATCTGCGCAGCTGTAGGCATAATATAACCCCATTTAGGTCTGTTAGGCTTTTTTAAATAATCTATGCTAACGCCTGTAGTTATTGTGCTAGGATAAACCTTAACCCCGTTTTTAGCTAATGTATATACAGGTTGGCTATCAACAGGGTAGGTTAAAGGTGATTGGTTAATATATTTTATATCTGAATGATGTGCAAAATCTGCTACTTTATTATTAACAGATACAACGCCTAATCTATAAAAGTCACTAGGATAGTTAAAAACACCATTGCTTAATACTAAATTAGCATCACCGTAAAATTCATTTATTTTCTCAGAAGTGTTTAAAACAGGATCTGCAAAATCACTAGTAATATTTGCATTAAGCTCATATGAAGATTGCTTTCTAAAATAGCTTTCAAATATTTCATTCTGAGCTTGATTTGCTAGCCTATTAAACTCTTCTGGTGTTATATATCCACGGTTGTCTTTATTAGTTATTACTAATACAGTATTGTAGACGTTATCTATATTTACCATTTATATTTATTGTGTTGGTTTAGACGGCATAGAGTTAATTTCTTACTCTACGCCAAGTGTTTATGAAAGCTTTTTTGTTATAGATTTCATTAAATCTACACCTTCATCAGTTTTAAAATATTGAGCTAACGCCGCATAAGGGTGCTGTTCAAATGGTACCGTTAAAACTTTTTTGCCATTAGCAAATTTAAAAACAGTATTATCATCAGTAAGTTGTAAAATTCCAACTTCAACAGCTCTGTTAGCTAAATTTCTTAATTTTATATCTTCGTCTTGAACAAGTTCTAAAAATAAAACAGGTTGCGATTTAGCAAATCTATATGCATCCCTTTTTAATTCTTTAGAAGAAAGGCTGGCTACTGTAGAACCTAATTCTGTTCTCATAATAGCTTCTAAATGTTCAATATCAATTTCATTAACTAAGTTTAAAGCTTCAAGTTCTAATTCTAAAACATCAATTTCGTCTTCAGCTTCCCGCACTTCGTCAATTTCTTCCCATAATTTATTTCTTTCTGGGTGATATAAAGAAAGTAATTTTTGTAAATTTTGTTCTTCTTTTGGAACATGTAATGTGCCATCTAAAAACATTACATGAGATAATGTTACGGCCCCGTCTTGTTCATCTACGAATAAAGATCTTTGATTTGTAGCGTAACGTATTTCTCTATTTATTCCATTTGCTTCATCAAAATAAAGCAATGGTTTTCTAGCCGTGTGTTTTGTTTGTATTGTCCAAGAAATAGGTGATCTATTACCGGTTAGTACATATGTTCTATTTTTTATCTCCCATCCTTTTTCAACGTCAGGAGCTTTTATTGTTTTTGTTGTCATAATTAAATAATATAAAATAAGAATACTGGGCTCCGAAGAGCCCGTATCCTATAGTTAAAAAACTTATTAAGCTTTAAATAATACGAAGTTATTTGCAGCTTGAGTAATAAGACATCTTTCAGTCAGATAGTGCATTCTCATTTCGTCAATATCTGAGCTAGTAGGTCCTCCAACAGATCCTGTAATCCAAGATTTCATTTTTCTGTTATCAGTTTCTGAAGCTCTATATCTTACGTGTAAGAATGGACGCTTAATGTTTGTACCAAGTTGTTGGTCATAAACAGTAGACGTACCAGCAGGTACTAAAACACCTTCAACATCTCCAAAACCTCCACGAGTTGACCAGTCGTTTAAGTATTTCCAGTCAGTTTTGTAAAAGTCATAAGATCCTCTGCGGTATCCAGTAAACCCTAAAGTAAGTGCCATATCTTCGCTGTTGTTAAATACTCCATAAGAAGTACCACCAGAGTAGCCGCCATTTTGCTTAGCAAGAATATCATCAATCTCTAATGATAAATCACGATTTAAGAAAAGCATGTTTTCTTCAATAGCTCCTTGCTTGTCTAGTTGCTTAAGAACAGCATCAAAATCAGTAAGTGCTCCACCACCTGAAGCTTGCGCTCCAAATCCTGAATATACGTTACCTCTTTCTTCGATTGCGTCAAAGAACCCTTGAGTACCACGTGCGTTTTGCGCAGCAAGGCTACCTCCATAAGTTCCAAGAGCAATATTAGCTCCTCCAGCTGCTTTTTCAACACCTTCAACCATAGCCATTTCTACGTAGTCTTCCCAGCGTAGTCTATTTTCGTGCTCTGATTTTAGGTACCATAGGTATCCGTCTGCTCCATTTTCTGAAGTTACTTCAATCCATCCAATCTGAGCTGTGTCAGATCCATTGATTGAATAGTGCTCTTTCATAATGATTGGAGCATTAGTAAATGTAGCATAGCTAGGATCTAGCTTTTCAGTAAAGTTTCCAGTACCTTTAGCAAATTCAGATCCATATACCATTGCAGTTACTCGCTCAGCAGCTGTTACGCCAGCATGAGCTTTGTAAGCTTTAATTTGAAAGCTAGCGCCTGAAACAGCTGTTACTACACCTTTAATAACATCAGCAGTTCCACCAACAGCAGAAGTTGCAGATGACTGAACTTGTACCATAGCTGTTTGACCAACTTTGAAGTTACAGTTTGATGTAGTTTCAGATGTTAAACCAACACTTGTTGGTTGAGCAGGAATAGTAAAGTTTAATACCCCACCTGCGGTAGCACTAGCTGCAATAACTGCAGCGGCACCAGCAGCCGGTAATGTAGCTGCGCTTCCTTGAGGAAGTACATTTGCATAACGAGTATGTAAACGCCCTTGCTCAGTCCAGATAATTTGATCTGAAGTTGAAGGCATCTCTGCAGATACCATTCTTAAAAATGATCCGATTGAACGATTTCCGTAGCGCTCTACTTCTTTTTCGTATACATCAGGTAAAAATTGTTGTGTCCATTGATCATGTGCCGATGAGGTGAAGTCAATGTAGTTCCCAGCATAAAGCGTTTTAGACTGAGTTGGTTGTAATGCGGCAGGAATGCCACTAGTAAAAGCCATTTTGTTTGATTTTAAGTTGTGTTATTTATTCCATTTAATGCGCAACTTATCAGATGAATTTCCAGATACAACTCTAATTTTATCTCCGTATTCGGTTTTTATAGTTGAATTATCGGAGCGAGGGTCCATATTAATGTTTTTTGCTTGCTTTGCGGCTTCTTTCACAGCATCGGCACGGCCTTGCTCATAAAAGTGATTTGCAATCTTATCTGCATTTTTAGCAGCAAATAACGCTCTATGGTATCCTGCAGCGTCCGCCACAGCTCCATCATCACCTAAAAATTCATTAATAAAATTAGAAATATCTGATTGATATTGTTTAACTTTTTCAGGGTTATCTACTTTAAACCTGTATTTGTTTTCTCCGACCTTAAAATCAAAACCTTTGAAATTATCATTAAAAACTTTATTTGTTTTTTCAATAAACTCTTTTTGAAGATTATTATACTCTTCTGATTGTTGCTTAGAATTATTATAATACTTCATAGCTTCAGCATATTCAGGAGCAACACTTTCTTGCTTTCTTAACTTAAGATCGGCATAGTATTTTTTCCTACTACTATTGAAATAATTTTGGGCATTATATAATTCTTCTTTAAAAGCTAATTGTTTAGCTTTAACTTCTGACGGTTCATCCGTCTCTTCATCATATGCAAAGTTTTTGTTGAATAAAAAATCAACGTCATCTGCATCTAAATGAGGTTTTGTATTTTTATAGTATTCTCTTAATAAAGTTGTATTGTCCATTTTAGAAATGTCACGATTAAGATTAACATAATCTTCTACCGTTCCACCTGTTTCTTCCATGAACTGTACCAGCTTCTCAACGTTTTCAGGTAAAACAACTTTTGGTTCTTCTTGCTTTACTTCTTGTTTTATTTCTCGCTGTACTTCTTTTTGTATTTCTTTTTTTACTTCTTCCTGTGGTTCATCATTTACTAATTGTAATGGTGAATCATCAATTACTTCTTCTTCTTGGTTTTGTTCTTTTGTATTTTGCTTCCGTACTTGTTCGTCCACTTCCGGGCTATCTTCGGCTCCATTGCCCACAGATATGCTCTCTGTTTCTTGCTCTTGAATGGCATCTTCTTTAGGTGTTGGTGGTTTATCTAAATTTACTTTGTAAACGCCGTCTTTTTGAAGACCATATGATTCATCTACTGAACCTTCTTCAATAGCCTGTTCTAAAACAGCAGCTTCTTTTTCTTGCGGGGTTGTAGGAGGTGTATTATCTTCTACAACGTTAACTTTAACTTGTTCTTCCATAATTGTATATAATAAAATAATTTAAATAGTTTTATCTAGGTTCAAATCTTGATAAATCAAAACCTCCTAAAACATCATTGCCTTTAGACTCAAAGGACTTTCGTGGTTTGCCCGTATCAGGCGGCCCAGTTATTTTGGACGCACTAATTTTTGTGTTAGCTATTTCTTTTTGTGTTTCTGTTTGTTTTTCAACTAATTCTTTTTGTGCTTGAAGCTCTAATTCCTTTAATCTAACATTTAAATCAAACTCATATTGCATAAGTTCTCTTTTTGTTCTTGCTTCTACTTCCATCTTTTTAATAGAAAGCTCATTTTCAGCTGTAGAAACTTGAATTTTAGATTCTGTTTTAATTTGCTCTGCTTGTGCTTTTGCTTGCTCAACAACAATTTGTGCTTGGCCTTGAGCTTCTGCTTGTGCCGCACTGGCAGCTTGGGCTTGAGCTTGATCAACCTGTTGCTTTTTGATTCTTCTAAATTTTAAAAGCTGATTAGCCAATTTTGTATTGTTTATTTCTCTTATATCAATAGCATCTTCTAAAAATATACTTCCTTGTGAAAGTGCTACCTGTATATTAGCTTCGAGCATTTGCTTTTCCTCTTGGTCAGGCTCTAACTCTAAGAATATACCAAAATCATGCATATGCAAGTCTTTGAGTTCTTCTAAAGACCCAACCGTAAATCTACCTAGCGCAGTTATAAAAGCTTCTTTAGAAGGGTGGAATTCTAATACGTCTTTAAATCTTAAAGAAATTGCTTCTGCTAAAGAAGTTGTAATAAACATGCTACTCGTTAGTATATGTCTTGTAGCTGTATTACTATTTGCAGCTGCCAGTTTTTGGACACCCACTAAAGCCTTTGGATCTGGATCAGATCCATCCCTAGCTTCATTTAAACCAGTAACATCACGCATCATTTGTATGTACTGGTTATATGCTCCTATTAAAACCTGTATTTG